CTGCTTTGCCGCCGCTTATGCGTTGGGCTAATCCGAACGATAAGGCGTTTGGTCGCAAACCATAATCATTATGAAATATCCTGTTGTTGCTATAAAGTTTTGTAGCCACATCAAAGGCAAAAAACCTAGCGAAATCACTAATGATGTTTTGCGTAAATGTTCTGGTGGTGGGAAAATGGAGTTGTGTGCTGCTGATGCGTGGGATGCAATGGTTGCCGCCGCTGCTGCGGACGGCATTATATTAAAACCTACTAGTTTGGGTGACCAGTTTCGTAGCATTGAACAGCAGAAGACAGCGTTTTTGCAACGTTATAGAAAAGAACCTGTTGCTAATTCTACCAGTAGAACTTGGAATGGTCGTAAGTGGTGGTTGAAACGTGGTTTTGCGCCTTTGGCTGCACCGAATGATGACCCTAAGACTTGTAGCCGTCACATGTTGGGGTTGGCTGTTGATGTTGCTAATGCTAGTAGTAAAATATTAGAATGGCTGTTAAACAACGAAGACAAGTTTGGGTTTAGCCACGAAGTTCAGTCTGAACCTTGGCATATCCGTTATGTGGCTGGGGATAATGTTCCTGTGGCTGTGAAAGAATTTTTGCAATAATCTAAATAACAATCTGTTAGGATGGTGTTATGCGTAAATGGTTTATATCCATTATTGTTGCATGTCTAATTATGCCAATCAGTCATGTCCATGCTGTGTCTAAGGAGTTGGTTGGTAAATGTGGGCATTGGTTGGATGATGCTTTGGATGTGGGTTGGTCTAGGTCTGATTTATCTAAATTAGATTATATTATGTGGCGTGAGTCACGTTGTTTTCCCAAGGTGTTTAATTCTTCTGACCCAAATGGTGGTTCTGGTGGGTTGTTGCAAATTAATCAATTTTGGTGTTTGCCTAATAAATATAATCCTAGTGGATGGTTGCAATCTCAAGGTGTTTTAAGTTCGTGTAAAGAGTTGTTAAATCCTAAAATAAATTTACAGGCTGGTTTGGCTATTTTTGAGTACTCTGAGGAACGTAACGGCAATGGTTGGCAGCCTTGGGGTAAATAATGGAATTAAATGAACTTTTAAACGAAGCAGAATTTCGTAAATGTCGTGGACCTGAAAACGCTAGTGTAGATGAACAGTTGGTTGCATTTTCTTATTTTTGTGAAAAATATTGGTTTGTAAAACATCCTCAAAAGGGACGTATTTTGTTTAAGTTGCGTCTAGCGCAAACAGAAACTGTTAAAACTTGGATGAGTGAACGTTACAGTATCGTCCTTAAGGCTCGCCAGATTGGGTTTAGTACGTTGGCTGCCGCCTATAGTTTTTGGTTAGCATACTTTTTTTCTGACCGTTTTATTGTAATGTTAAGCCGTACTGAACGTGAGTCTGTAAAGTTATTATCTAAGGCTAAGTATGGTTACCGATTTTTGCCTCAATGGTTTAAGTTGCGTGGTCCGCAACAAATTACCGAACACCAATTAAAAATGGTATTTGACAACGAATCCGCTATTGAATCTTTGCCGTCCAGCAATGACCCTGCTCGTGGTGAGTCGGTGTATTTGGTAATTGTAGACGAATGGGCGTTCTTACCTAATGCTGAGGAAGCGTGGGCTTCTATTGAACCTGTTACGGACGTTGGTGGTCGTGTGATTGGTTTGTCTACCGCTAATGGTTCAGGCAATTTTTATCACGAGTTGTGGGTTGGTTCACAAACCAACGCCAACAAGTTTAAAGGCATCTTTTTCCCTTGGTCTGCTGACGGCGAACGCAACCAAGACTGGTATGATGCCAAAGCGGCTAACATGCACCCTTGGCAACTACACCAAGAATACCCGACATTTCCCGAAGAAGCATTTATCAAATCAGGTAATCCCGTTTTTGATATTCAAATGTTAGATGACATGTCTCTTGTAGAACCTAGTCGTGGTTATTATCATTTGTATTCGGATGGGAATGGAGAGTTCCGTTATTCGGAAAATGGAGAGTTGCATATTTGGGCTTTCCCACAAAAAGAATCTGTTTACGTAATTGGCGCTGACGTTTCTGAAGGTTTATCTTATGGTGACTATAGTTCCGCACACATTATAGAGGCTAAAAGTGGTGTAGTTGTCGCTACTTGGCATGGTCGTATTGAACCTGATTTGTTTGGTGAAATGTTAGCAGAAATAGGTTGGTGGTATAACACTGCGTTATTGGGTATTGAAAACAATAATCATGGTTTAACTACTCTTAAGGCTGCCCAAAAACATGGTTATAAAAATCTTTATAAACAACGCCGTTTAGCACATGTTCGCCCTGAGGCTACAGACATTTTGGGTTGGCGTACTACGGCTACTACTAAACCTTTGGCTATTGATGAATTGTCTGCTGCTATGCGTACTGACACTATTCAAATTTATGACCGTTTAACTATTGCGGAGTTACGCACTTTTGTTCGTAAAGAAAATGGTAAAATGTCTGGTAGTCCGCATGATGACCGTGTTATTTCTTTGGCTATTGCTAATCAAATGTTGAAGTATGTTTGGTTATCGGAGTATCGTCCTGCTGATAAACCGCCCGCAAATAGTTTGTTGTGGTGGGAAAAACATATTTTTGGTGGTCGGAAAGCAGAAAAAACACCTATTGGCGCACATAATGTGCGCAGTCAGACTCCTTTTCGTTAGTTTGGGAACAGGAAAGTGTTATTAGATGACAAATTTTACTTGCGAAGAATGTTCTAGACAGTTTTATGATGAAGAATTGCCCCATCGTGGTGCAATTTGTTTCGGCTGTCACATAAAAAGTGTTCGTTTAGGGTTTACTTACGGCAAAGACAACTTTCATGGGGATACCATTGCCGAAAAGCAACGCCAAATTATGTCGGATGCCGCTATTAACGGAGTTCAGGCTGAACCTGTAACTAATTGGATGTAATATGGAAGCCATCCTTGTACCTATTTTGGTTGCGGTTATAACAGGTCCAATGGTGGTTATTTTAAACAAGTTACGTTCAGAAAACACTAGTCAACATGCCGAGTCTAGGGATTTGTTGCAACAGGTTGCTGATAAGGTTGATACTGTAGGCACAAAGTTAGATGAACATATTGGTTGGCACAAAGGTAAGGATGTATAATGGTTAAGAAAAACATGGCAGACTATTTGGCGCAGTCTAAACAACGTATTGAATCTAGCCGCAAGTGGCGTAAAGATGACGGGTATGATGGCACTTGGCGACGAATGGTTGACATGTATAAAGGTCGCCACTTTGATGACTATAAAACAGAAGACCGCATGTTGGTTAACATTTCGTTTTCTACAATTAACGTTATTTCGCCAAGTATTTCGGTTAACTATCCGAAGATTTCTGTCAATGCTGTTAATCCAGACAATGCTGGACAGGCGGTTATTGCTGAAGCGGTGGTGAATTATTGGTGGAAACATCGTGATGTTCGTTCACATTTTCGTCGTGCCGTAAAAGACATGTTAACAGTTGGGCATGGTTGGATGAAGGTTGGTTATCGTTTTGTTGAGGAAGAAGACACTCAAGGTGGCGACACAGAAGTTTCCGACCCTATTCCTGGTGGCGAGTCAACACCTACTAGCATAATTTTAGAAGATAGCCCGTTCGCCGAACGGGTTTCTCCTAATGATATTTTTGTTGACCCAGATGCTACCAGTATGCACGATATTCGTTGGATTGCGCAACGTATACGCCGACCAATTAATGACGTAAAACAAGATAAACGTTACAATAAAGTTGCTCGTGACCAAGTTAAAGTTATGGCTGTTAGCCGTTATGCTGATGACCCTTCACGCAAAAAAATTCATGACAAAAACGCTGGGTATGCAGAAATTTGGGAATATTATGATGTAGCCAATAACACGATGAGCATTTTTTCTGAACAAGGCGAAAACTTTTTAGTTAAGCCAATAAAAATGCCGTATGCGTTTGGGCAACCATTTGTGATGTTGCGCAATTATGATATCCCTGACCATTTCTATCCAATGGGTGATTTGGAATCTATTGAACCGTTGCAAAAAGAATTGAACGAAACACGTTCGCAGATGATGAATCATCGCAAAAAGTTTGCACGCAAATATTTGTATAAAGAAAATGCGTTTGACCAGTTGGGTCGCACCGCTTTAGAGTCAGACCAAGACAACGTTATGGTTCCTGTTATTTCGGATGAAAGTTTGGGCGGTGTTGTCTCTGCTTTCCCAGCGGTTATTAACCCACCAGAGTTTTATAATCAAACTAATTTGATTGTTGGTGACATTGACCGTATTTCTGGGGTAACAGAGTTTCAACGTGGCGGCGTATCAGAGATTCGCCGCACTGCAACCGAAACATCGTTGATGCAAGATGCAGCCAATGCCAGAACTTCAGATAAGTTGGCTACTGTTGAGCAGGCTATTGCCGAAATTGGTCGTCGTATGGTGCAGTTAGCGCAACAGTATATGATTGGTGAACAAGTGGCACGTGTTATGGGCAAAGACGGGGAACCTATTTGGGTTAACTTTGACCGTGACTATTTGCAAGGTGACTTTGATTTTGAAGTTGCTGCAGGTTCAACGCAGCCAGCGAATGAGTCGTTCCGCCGTCAAATGGCATTACAGATGGTTGATGCACTTGCACCGTTTGCGGGTGCAGGTATTGTTGACATGGGTAAACTTGCCGCCTATGTGTTGCAGATGGGTTTTGGTGTAAAAAACCCTGATGAGTTTATTAATGCTGCACCACAACAACAAGGTATGCCTGCTGGTCCTGCGGGTGCTGCGGGTGCGTCACCCGCCAGTCCTGAAGTTCAAGCAATGTTGGCTGCTCAAGAACAAGCAGGACAACAACAACCTTTACCGCCACAATAGGTCACCAGACACTCTAGGATGCGTTTTAACGCATCTAACCCAGCGGGGGGTATCCACCATACCCCCCGTCTAGGGAACGCCCATTATAGTATTAGAACAACCATTACGGATTCTAGGAGAAATATGAGCGACGAAATCGCAACACAGTCAGCGGAACCAGTTGAAGGGTCACCCACATCTGATAGTGTAATCACAGAAACACCCGATACACCTACATTGAACGTGCAGGAATACTCTAATCATAGAGTTCCAGTTAAGTTGGATGGAGAGGAATTGCAAGTCCCTCTTAGTGAGGCTATTGCAGGTTATCAACGTCAAGCCGATTATACTCGGAAAACGCAAGAATTGTCTCAGCAACGTGAAAAAATAGAATTTGCTTCAACACTTCAAGCCGCTTTAGAGAATAACCCAGCAGCGACACTCAGTTTATTGTCTCAACATTACAATGTGCAAAACACACCACAGGTTGACCCGATAGATGAAGAATCTTTAACCCCAGAGGAACGTAAGATTCGTGAACTTGATAAACGTGTAGCATCTTTTGAGGAATTTCAGAATCAGCAACAGATTGAAAAAGAAATTGCTGGTTTGCAAACCAAGTATAGTGATTTTGATGTAAAAGAAGTTGTGTCAAACGCTTTGCGTATGAACACAACCGATTTAGAAGGCGTGTATAAGCAATTGGCTTTTGATAAAATTGTGGCACAGTCCAAAATAGAAACAGCAGCGAAGGAACGTTTGAAGCAAACCGATAATGGTGTGCTTGAAGCGAAACGTGCTGCTAGTGTGGTGTCGGGGGGTTCTTCGGCTACTAGTTCTACTACGACAGAAAAGGCTGCCCCAATTAAATCAGTTTCCGAGGCTTGGGCTGCCGCTAAACTTCAAATGGGTGCAAATTAACCATTTAACAACTACTATTATAAAGGATTATAATGTCTAATGTAAACTTTGATGCGTTGCTAAGTACAACGCTCGCTAACTATCGTGACCAATTAACAGATAACGTGTTCTCGGACCGTGTTCTCACTAATCACCTGATGACCAAGGGGCGTATCCGTATGCTCAATGGTGGAACCAAAATTGTTGAGCCATTGATTTATGGTCAAAACACTACGGTTGCTTCATACAGTGGATACGATTCAATTTCACTAACAGCACAAACTGGTATCACTGCAGCAGAATACGATTGGAAGCAGTACGCTGCATCAATCGCAATCAGCGGTATTGAAGAAGCGAAGAACAACGGCGAACAAGAAATTATTAACTTGTTGGAAGCCAAAATCATGCAGGCTGAGGAGTCAATGCGTGAAGGTTTCAACGACATGTTCTACGCAGACGGAACTGGCAACAGCGGCAAGGACTGGAACGGTCTCGGCAACATCATTGAGGCTTCAGGAACTGTCGGTAACATCAACCGTGCAACTTCTGGTAACGAGTACTGGCGTTCATATGAGGAGAACACAGCAACTGCTTTGACTCTTGCTCAAATGGCAACCGCATACAACACGGTTTCTGTTGGTAACGACCACCCAGACATGGTTCTCACAACTCAAACATTGTTTGAAAAGTATGAGGCTTTGTTGCAACCACAGTTGCGCTACACAGACGCTAAGACAGCAGATGCTGGTTTCCAGAACCTTCTGTTCAAGGCTGCACCTGTAGTGTTTGATGCAAGTTGCACCGCTGGTGTAATGTTCTTCATCAACAGCAAGTATCTCACACTTGTCGGTCACTCAGGTAAGTGGTTCCAGCAAACAGAGTTTGTTCGTCCAGAAGACTTGGATGCACGTTATGCTTTGATTATGTGTTACGGCAATCTCACTTGCCGCAACGCTAAGAAGCAAGGCAAACTGACAGCAAAAACTGCTTAAGTAACATAATTTGTTGGGGGCGCAAGCCCCCATCAAACAATAAACAACAACAATTTAAACAAAACAAAACAGGAGATAGAAATGCCATTAGTCCCAAATGATACAGACGGTGCGATTAGTCGTAGTCGTATACAATCATACGTTACAGCAAAAGAAAAGGTTACAGCAGTAGCCGTTACTAATGCTGCAACACCAACAGCAGCACAACTACTTAACAGTAAGTTGTTTGTTGCAACACCAACAGAAGACACAACCTTCACCCTACCAACAGCCGCACTTGTGCTTGCTGAATTGAAAGATGAAGCAGTTGGAACCTCGTTTGAGTTCACAATCGTGAACCTTGCGTCTAGTTTTGAAACTGTTGTTACAACCAATACTGGTTGGACAATCACTGGTGGTGGGTTGATGACA